CCGTTAACGGTCTGCTCAACTTCTTCTTTTGGCTTACCGTAGACCCTATCAAACAGAACGTCCAAGATATGAATCGAACCCTTCTCGTAGTCCCTCTGCGCTTTCTTCGCAATCAACGCTATCCAAAACGGCAACTGGTCATTCTTTGCCAACTCCACTAACTCGCTTCTTGACTTTCCGAGTACGTTCTTTATGATGTCCTGAACCTGACCCTTCGACAGCTTGACGTTATGCTCATCAAGGAAGTGTTCCTTCAGTAGAGTTTCCACTTTCTTCGGTCTGCCTTTAGGGTTTCCGCTCTGTCCTTTCTTGAAGGGCTTGTTGTTCGGTATTGGGTTGTTATTGCTCACGGCTGTATTTTGGCTGTTATCGGCCTATCAAAGATAGAAATTCTGCACGGGCCTTTTCATCGTCTTTAAATGCCCCCATCATCTTGCTTGTTGATGTCCATGTGTCGTGTTTTTTGACGCCTCTCATGCACATACAAAGATGCTGCGCTTTCATGTGAACTGCCACGCCTTTCGGGTTCAATTCATTCATTAGACGTTCGGCTATCTGAGTTGTTATGCGCTCCTGATTCTGTAACCGATTAGCGTACAGGTCAACCGTTCGGGCCAATTTGCTTAATCCCACAATCTTACCGTTCGGAATATAGGCAATGTCTGCCGTGCCAAAAAACGGAGCGATGTGATGCTCACAAAGTGAGTAGAAGGGTATGTTGGTCTGCACAATCATTTCATCCGTGCCTTCACCGTCAAAAGTGGTAAAATTGAACTCCTTTGGTTCAAGAAATTCACGCATGAATTTTATGTATCGCTTCGGTGTTTCAAGCAGGCCCTCACGGTTGGGGTTCTCGCCTAATTCGGTCAGCACTTGCTTAAAATGCCACTCCGCGCTGTTTATAGGATATTCCATAGCTTATGGTCTTGAATTGACATTCTCCATTTCGGATGTTGCAAACATAGTTCAATGCAATACTTCACGTTCTCATTGTTGATGGTGAACCCGTCAGAATGCGGGCTTATCCAATAATGCTGTGCTGTTACCAATGGCCTTGGAATGTCCTGACCTTTATGACGTACATAGCGCAATTCTGTCACACCGTGAGGGAAGTTCTTTGCAACTACGTGTTCGGCAACTTTAGGGCTGACACAAACGAAATCCAACGCCTTAGGAACGGGCTTCAATCCGCTTGTTTCAATGGCTTGGTAGTAGCCTGCCTCTTTGAATGTTGCAACGATTTCGTCCGTTAATTGGTCAGCGGGTTCTCCTCCTGTCCACGTGATTTCTTTGCAGGGTGTTTTAGCAAGCCAGCACAGAATGTCGTTCACCGTCATGTCCTTTCCGCTTTCAAATTCGGTATCGCATCTGATACCGCTTGCATAGCAGGCATGCTTTGCGCTGCACCCAGTTAGACGGATGAACACGGTCGGCACTCCCTTACGTGCGCCCTCACCCTGCAATGAGTAGAAAATCTCAGCGACTTTCAAAGATTGCGCTGTTTCGTTCGTTTTCATGTACTTCCACTTTTATGACGCGGCACCTGCCTGCATCGGTTAATGATAGACGTTCGTTAAATTTATTAAATACCAATTCTGCAATGCTCTCGCAACCCATTCGTTCCATGATGTGCACCTTACATAGACCCATCTGCGCCATTTGTTCAAACAAGTCTCTGAACGGGTCGTCATGCTCTATTAATGTGGTATGGTCGAACATTTCATCCATCCAATCCTTTAGCCCGTTTCCTTGCGGGGCTGATTTGAAACCCCCGAAATCAACGACCCAGTTCATATCGTCAAGGGTGTCGGCTGTGAACCAAACTTTGAACCTCAGGGCGTACCCGTGCAGCAGTTGACAATGTGAGTGCTGCGCCTTCCATTGACGAAGCGCAATTGAATAGTTGTCGAAGGTTTTAGTGCTTACGTACATACTTTCCCAGTTTGACAAAGATAACCCAATACCAAAAAAGACCACCAATCATTTTAAGTGCTGTCTGCGACCCCGTAATAACAGGCGTAATGGACCCGAATGCTATTAACTGAAATACCACACTATCGAACACAATAGCAAGCGCATCGCTCCCGTTCACCTTTACAAAGTAGCCGCTGTTAATGAAACGCTGATAAAACAGCCCAGCCACTATCTGAGCCGAAATAAAGCCTCCTACCGATGCCATAGCGATGTTTGCTGTGTCTGCATTGATTACGTATGTGATAAGCGAACTGACGGCAACTAAAGACCCAAGTTTTAGAATCAACTCAGTCCCCTTCCACTTCTCATGGAACAGGCAGCGAAGTACAAAGTCAAACGGGATGAGAAAGATGGCCGTAAATATCAGCCCCGTCTTACCGTACCACAGCACAATAAAGTTTGCAAGCGTGAAGGCTGCTAAGTAAAGGCTAATCTTGAGGGCCTGCATATTGCTCGTATTTCATCATTTCGCTTTTAATGTTCAAGATGAGTGCGTCTGCTATTGAAGGTGAAATGTGCTGCGTCATTAAATTATAGCACTCTCCCCCAACAAGTTGCTCACCGCTTCTTTCGATAATTCTTGATATTCGTTTGCCATTTATCCACCCGTAACGAACCCCACTCGTGTAGGAACTACTATCGCAACTGGTGCAGAATTTCAAGTGCTGTACTAATTTCATTTCTGTGCATCCGAGTAAGTGAATGTCAATGCTTGGCTTCTTGTTCTTAATATAGTTGGCAATGTTAATGCAGTAGTTTTTCTTACCCGCAAAACGCAGCTCGGGGACTGATATGGCTATGAAGTCACTATACTCTATAAGCCTATCAAGACCCTTTTGACCGTCTTCAATATGAAAGACATTTATCATTCTGTTTTTACACGCCTTTGATATTCGGTCTCGATATTCCCACGCGCTTTCCACCCCAAAAATCTTTTGCGTGTCCATTTCAACCATCGTGCTCCCTTGGCCGAATGAATTAGTAAAGTCAATCAGCGCATCACAATATGAATCAAGAAACGACTTATCATGTTTCCCCCCTTGGCTTCCAAACATCAAAGTGAACAGCCCTGAATCCTGAATCGTGTGCCTGCTGTTCTGTATTATGAATTGAGGTATCTCGTTTGGTTTGGTTTTATACTGACACCCGATTAAGGGGTGTTTTGCTTTTTTGAATAGCACCCGCTCCAAAAAAGGGTAGACAGTGTATAGTGAATAGTTAGAACCAAGACCCATTAGGGCGTTGAACTGGTTTACATTTTCCGTTGCCGCAAAATGCACTTTAATGTTTGATTGATTTGGTACTATCATGACTCAACCCTTGCGCCTCCAGTTTCTTCTTCCCACACCTCGCACCATACCATCCCGTCATCAGCACCGAACTCCATTACTTCGCTTGCAATCATTTCGCAACTCATCGCACCAAATTCGCAGGGCGACCCATACGCCTCAATCAAGTATGATTTCACCTCATGGCGGCATAGGAAGATTTCACGCTCACGGTTCAAATGACTGACCTCATACGCGGCTTTTACTTTGAAGGTATGACGATGCCTGTCTGAAAGGAAACCCACTTCCACAGGTGCGTCAGGGTAGTTGTGGAATCCTTCAATTTCAAATGCTACTATGACCGTTCTCATTTCGTTACCAGCTTAAATACAACATCCTCTTTTGAACCCGTATGCTTACCGAATGCCTCGATAAGCGTGTTGTAATCGTCCTCTGTGTATTGGAGATTGATTGCAAACTTACCGCTTTCAGACGGTTGATTATCTTCCTTAAAAAAATCGTCAAGGTTCACGGGTTGATAATTGGGCACATCCAACCCCCACTCGTTCAGTTCTTCAGCATCCCAAGTATTCGCTAACTCGTCCCAGTCCCACTCCCCAAATCCTACGTTGTCCTTGATGATGAACTCGCGCTGTTTCTCTTCTGACCAATCAACAACCTGAACGGGTACCTCTGACCAGCCAGCTTCTTGCATTGCCTTGAGCCGCATATTACCGCCCAAGACCACCATCTCTTTGTTGACGACTATCGGTCGGACGTTAGCCATCTCAGGAAAGTCCCGAAGCGATTGAACCAGCTTCTTGAACTTCTCATCCTTGATGTATCTCGGGTTCTCCGAGTTGGGTCTGACTTTACTTATCGGTAAACTTTCCATTCTTGTAGTTTGAAAGTGCTTGTTGTGGAGTGTCTCCTACGGCTTTTTTGCATGGTTCTCCGTTCCAGTATGCTGTTGCGGCTTCTCGGTTGAAGCAATACCACTTCATTTGGTAGGTATTCTGCGTGATGTAGAGCCCGTAGTTCTCACTTTTTTTCATCTAACCTTCTTTTGATTTCGATTGCGACCCCCGCTTTCTCCGCTTCCTTTTTGGTTTCGTAGATGCAGTCGCCTTGTCCCCATCTCCATTTTCCGTTAGCGCATTTTCTTGCTGGCATTGATAAAAGTTTAAAAGTGCAACACTCATTAACTGAGGCGTTCGTCCACAGGTGAAACAGACCTTCGCTTTCGGGTCGATGTAACTCCACGCTTCTTGGTAGAGCTTCTGCTCCTCTCGTGTTATACGTCCCGAGTACCGCCCCTGTTCCATCATTGTAATCTGGTCGAGCCTCTCGGCTATAAATAGCAAAACTTCGTTTTTGTCCATCATTCAGATTCTTTAATAAGTTGTTTGCCGACATAGATAGTTAGCACAATAACAACCATCAAGAGTATTGCGTTGCTCATATCTCAAATCTCCACATTAAACGTTCAAATAATACACTCAGCAAAGGTACGTAAAGAAGTGCCTCTGGGCTGTGAACTGAACACATCAGAACCCCCAACCAAAACGACATACAAAGCCGACAGTCTAATGGTTTCAACGGATATGTGTCAGGCAACCGTAACCAGCTTTTCAGAAGTAGGTCAATTGCGAATACCTCAATCCAAAGGTAAGCGGCAACGCTCGCGGATAATGCGCTCAAGATGTATGGCATAGTAGTTATCTCTTAGTTGTTCAAGTGCTTTGTTTACTGTGTTCCCTATCGACTTGTAGGGTATGTCTACCTTCTTGCCGACCTTTCGGTAGCTGCCTTCTTCCAGCCACAATTTAAGTACCTCGCGGTCGTACCAATGCAGCTCGTCCATCAGGGTCTCCAAAAGTGCAATGTCGTCCTCTTTCTCCCAATCGTAATCTTCTCGCTCGTGGTCTACCTTCTTGTTATTGTGGAGGTCGTATAACTTCGAGAAGCTGGAGCGTTTAGATGTAGCCATTGTCATCATTGTCCTCACCACGTAGAACCTCAGATAGCCGCCTTCGTTTATCTGTTGCCATTTCTCTTCGGGCATTTCTAAAAGCAGAAGAACCACCTCTTGTATCAGGTCATCAGGGCAATTGCATAACTTCTCAGCGAGTTCGTGTAGTTCCTCGTCAGATAGTAGGTCGATTGCCGCTTGTTCTTTCACGGGCTTAAATGTAGTGATTTTTATTTACGCAAAAACCACAGGTCTGTTTGTGTTCTTCATTCATCTTAGTTCATCAATTAAAAGTGATTCGCTCATCACACTTATAACGCTTTTCAAATCATATTCATCATAGTCAAAAATTGAATTTGTGCTTTCGCTTTTAAAGCAATGCCTGAACCTATCTTGCGGATAGTCTTTTTTCATTTCATTATGATAACCTACACAAACGAATGTAGACCCATCATCAGGTACTACGTTGCTTATTGGCTTGCATTTTGTGCCTCTCGGACATTTTTCTGAACATATCATTTCAATTCTTTTTCGAGTTTTTCAATAAATTCATGCATATCTTTTTCCCAATCTTTTACTATTGAAGGGTTTACTCTCCAAAAAGCAGTAACCTTCGCAGCCGCTTCACGTAGTTGGTCACACCCTGTGTCTATAAGTTGCAAAGGCTGTTCATTCATACGATCAATCATTGCTTTGATTTCTTCATCTGAATAATCTTTTTCTTCTTTTGGTTCAACGCAGAATCCACAGGTCTGTTTGTTTGCTTGCATTTCTTGAATTGCCTTTACGTAATCTTCATACCTTACCCATCCACCATCGTCATCTTCAAACATTCCTTCACCGTTTCCGCAGTAGTGTCTTTTTATTGTGTTTGATTGTTCTCTTGTTTTCATCACTTGATTTTTAAAAGTTCGTTTTCAATTTGCGGTGTGCTATGCCGCACTATTTCGCTTTTTGTGTTTCACTTTTTGCGTATCGCGATATAAAAAGTGCGTTAAACCGCATTTCTTTTGTACCAATCTTCCGCAGCTTTCCGTTTAGCACTCACCTCTACGTTTGCGCCCATCAGTCGCATTCTGCTTGTTTCTTCGCTTACTGGTTTGACCTGACCCTTTTCAAGTAGGTAAAGATAAGCTATGTTGTAAGGTGCGAATGCTGGAAGTTCTCCGTCATTTTTAATCCATTCCAGTATCATGTCATGCGCTTCGGCTGGTGCGATAGGTTTCTTTTTGAACTCTGGTAACTGATTCGGGTTGTAACTCGGTCGTGCCCTTCCAACTCTTTTGTGTTCTTTGTATGCTGTCAGCACCTGACCGACCACGTTAACGGACAGATGTTGTCCAAAGGTAGAAGGGTCTACTCGCTTTCCATCTAAGTAAAGCTCCCTTTTTACTGCCATTGTGAACGCTTCTTTGACCTGTGCTCCCGTGTATCTGTACTCCGAGTTAATGAAGTCCTGTATCATTTTGATAAGACCCATTCCTTGAGGCGAGTTCGGGAAATCTGCACAGCCTATGAGCTTAGGCAATTCTGTTATTGTTGATATCAGGTTGTACATCGAATTTGAATTTAGCGTTTGCGGAATCCTCTCCGTAGAGTGTTTTGTGCGTGTTGTATGCGTTGACCATTTCCATGAACTCGCGGGCTTCCTTTTCTTCCTGTGTTTCCAAAGATGAGGATTTGTTTTTTAATTCCTCTGAAATCCATTGGTTCAGTTTCGGCTGCCACTTGTAGATGCGTTGCCCGTTTATCTCCCAGCCTTTGGATTCGTAATTGTCATGGAATCTTTGGGCAAGGTCTTCTACTGGAAATGATACGAAAGCAATGCCGCGAGTGAATAGGTTATTACAAATTTCCTTTTCGACTTCTTTGCGTGTGGGCGTTTTAATTACACTCTCATTAACATTAGCATTAACATTTACATTATCATTAACACTTACATTAACAGTAGACGAAATTGAACGCTCGTTAACGGTCGTTGAATCTCGTTTAGCAAGTTTAGCGTTTCGTTTACGAACTTCTGCGGAGCGTTTACCAGCTTCCGAGCGTTGCTCTTGTTGGTTCTGCCACTTCTTTAGGTCGCGTTTTAGCGATTGTTTAATAGGCTCAAATGCTAACTCGGTAATGAAGTCAGGAGCGACTGGATTGTCGTCATTGACGTATGAAATAATGTGTTTGATTAAACGCCCAGCTTGAGCGTCATCGAGTTTGTCCCATACTCCTTTTTGGTCGCAGTACAGAATGAATGACTTTTTGTTTTCAGCCATGTCTCAGGGTTTAAAGGTAACCGAACGGGAGGCGAGGCAACGCCCAGCATGACCACCTGAGAAAGTCGAAGGCTGTTTTTCCCGTATCGGTTTATGTATCTGTTCATAACTCAGGGTTTACGACAAACGCTCTTTTGCCTTAGCGTTCATTAGTAAGTAGCAAATATACAAAATTGTGCCACTTGGAAATCATTTTTCTCGCTCATATCCGAGTGTCCACATAACAAAGTCAAGCACTCTTAGCTTCCAGCTTTCCATAGTTCTCGTGGATTTTGGTGATTAAGAAGTCTCCAGCACTCAGGGCATCTTCGACCTGTCGAATGGAATAGATGACAGTAGAGTGGTCGCGATTGAACATCTTGCCTATATCGGTCAAGGTATAACCCAACGGGTACAGAATATCGTACAGCTGAAACATGGCGTACTGCCTTGCTATTACGGTGTTGCGTTCACGGTTCTTACTCTTGAGTTCGGAGTAAGATATTCCCGTAGCTTTCTCGATGTTTGATATTACATCCTTTGCTTCCTGTCCGATGTATCTGCTGGCTTTAACTCCCTTCAGAGCATCAAGCAAATGTTCCACATCTCCGCCAAAGTAACCTTTGTGCAGCTCAATGATGTCGGTCAGTTGCTGCCTCATGTTGTCGTTGATTCTTACTTGCATCTCCATACGTTTATCTGTTTGCCAAATTCGCCTTCTATCTTGTAACCTGTCTTCTCTATCAAACCTTTCTTGTGGAGGTTGCTGAACGACCTTCTTATTGAAGTAAGAGGTGTCTTTGCCCACTTATCGGAAGATAACGGCTCCATTATCTGAAAGTGCCGCAGCACTCGCTCAGGAGTTACCCCGAGCTGGTCATGGTTTCTGAAGTAAATCAAGACAAGTTCGTCCTGACTTTTCGCTTTCTCGCGGGACTTCTTGAGTTCTGTCCCTACTTCGTTGTTCGTGTTGTAAAACATCAGTTTTGGTTTATGTAGTTGATTATTGTTTCTTGAGTTCTTACGCTGACCCTTTCGCCAGCGAAGTAAGCGTACACGGTTTGCGTTGATAGCCCCGTGTCTTTGGCTATTCTGTAAGCGGTTATCTTCTTGGAGTTTGCCTCCGCTATCACTTCGTCAATCTTGACTATTTGAATCATCTTCAATTAAAGTTATGGGTTCTTGTTCTTCTGTCCAGTACTCAATGATAGGCTCATCAAGTGAGTGGTCGATGTAATAGGTGCGCCCATCAATTATGATGTAAACGCTCTCTTCACTTCTAACGTCTATCAACATTGTTCTTCAGTTCTAAAAGTGTAACAATCAATGCACTCGTAACCATTATTAGGAGCGCACTTTTCAAAGTTCAATTCTCCGCAAGTCTCGCACTCGTAACAGTCGCAACCATCGCAAGCGCGGATTGATTCCCCGCAGCATTCGCGGTAAGTGTATTCGTTTAAATAGTATTCCATTGTTCTTGTTTTTCCTCGCGTTACGGATGCGCGACCCCCGTTTGATTGGTGCAATATCTAAATAACTTTTGAATATCCAAAACACTACGGCAAAAAAATTATTTAATCAGTTCCAACGCTTCAGCAACGCTATTAACTACGTGATATTTAACACCTACGCTTTCCAACTTTTGCTTACATTCTAACTCTCCAGTAGTCAATTTACGTTTGCTTGGTTGTAAATTTCCATCTTTAACTTCAACGCAATAGACATTCCCGTTATGTGCTACGAGTAAATCGAATAGGTTTTTGATAGTGTGTAGATGAAACACAACCGCCCCACTATTACGTAGAGCGGCTACTATTTCTTTTTGGTTGCTATCGACTTTTGCGGCTCGTCTCAATTATATCTCTGAGTTTATCCTTTGGCAATTTAGTTCCGAAGTCTGCTTCATAATGGCAACTTCGACAGAGTGCTACAAGGTTTTCGAAAACGTCCTTGCTTTTTCTGCCGCCCATTCCTCTCGGCTCAATGTGGTGTATGTCTTGAGCCTTACTCCCACAAACTTCACAAGGAATGAAGTCCGTGTCATCGAACCCCATCCCTTGCAAATAAACCTTAGTATACCGTTTCAAAAAGGAAGGTCGCCATCGTCTACCGTTACCGCTTTGGCAGTTACCTCCGTTTTCAACTTCGGCTCGTAGGTGTCAACGCTTGCGTAGAGCTTGCCCTGTGCTGACTGCTTAATCTGCAACCGAAGTTCAAGACCGTGTTTACCTTCCTTCAGGTAGTCGTCATTTTGCTGCAACCACTTGACCAGCTTGCTCGGGTTAATTACCATGCTCGCTTTGACCCAGTCAGGAGCGTTCTCGTTCGGTGTGTAGACGTTCAAGCCATCCACAAAAATCACTTTGTTTTCCATTATTTAGAGTTTAAAAGGTTACTAAGATAATCATTTGCAAACGCTAACCGTTCGCGGAGTTGTTCTTGCATTTCAAAGTCTGCTTCCACTCGGATTTCAATAAGTTTGAAGCGTTCGTCCTTAATGCGTGGGTCGAATGAAATGAACCGACAGGCTAAAGCTCCAGTTGCCAACATTTGACCTTGCATCTGCCACAAGTATTTCGGGTCGATGTAACCCTCGAAAGCGGTCTTGAGGTGGTTTGTAGTGTTGTACGGGCACTTGATTTCTATCAGTTCGCCATCAACCATGCCGTCCGGGCTTGCGCCTGAGTATTCGTTAATCTCAACAAACGGCATTTCTTCAACGGTTACGCCTTTCAATTCTGAATAGTACGCCTTGCAGATTGGCTCGTATTCGTTGCCCCAGTCTAACGCAGTACCGAAGATTTCCTTGCGTTCACCTGTTAAAAGTTCCGCAGCTTTCTCGTAGATGTATGAAATAGCTGTCTGTCCAAGTACCTCGTCTTTCTTTCTTCCGTTGGTCATCAGGTCGCCAAAGCGGGAAGCTGTGAACTTCCCTAATCTTTGCGCGTACCATTCCTCTGAGCGTTGTTCAGAGCTGCTTATTGCCTCATAAATTCCTTGCTCTTCCATCGTTACGCTCTTTTAAAATCGTCAGATTCATCCTCACCGAAAACTCCCACTTCGTAAAGTCCTGACAGTTTCAATACTACCCTTGATAGTGCGCGTTTCTCAGCCATTGCAACAGGGTACTTTTGCCGCGTGTTGTCAGGTGCTGATTCTCCGAAGGTTTCCATCATTACGGGTAAGCCGTCAGGTCGTGCCATCTCGCCAGTAGCTTTAATTACCACGTGCTTGAGGTCGTCTGACAAGCTGACCACATCGTAGGTAACTCGGATTCCTTTGTGCGCTTGGATGCGCTCAATGCCTTGTCGGGTTATAATTACGAACCCTTGTGGGCTTTTAAAGAAGTGGTCTTTCGTCAGGCCGTTCTCTTTTGCGAGGTGTTGAAGCCTCTCTTTCTGCGTTTCGTTCATTGTTCTGATTTTGATTAAAGTTACGAATTAAGTGTTTGAATATCAACCGAATTGTGCTCTTCGTCATATATCCGGATAAAGGTGTACTTGCCCGATTTGATTGGTTCAGCTTGGGCAAACTTGACCAGCTTCCAAAACACCCACGGTTCTACGTGAGTAGTGCCAGCATCAACTGGAGCGGTGCGTAGGTCGGTAATTGCTTTTCGAGCAACCAACCGAATGAATGCTGGTATCTGCTCGTTTGACATGGTAAGTTCGAATTGTAAATGGTTCATGGTTCTGTTGTTTTTAGTGGGTTACCCCGTTATTGATGCACCAAATATAAAACTATTCTTTTGAATAATCACAATAGTTAGGTCAAAAAAAATGAAAATAATTTCAGTTTCAACTCAATTCTGCTTAAAATGGGCGTTCATTATCGCCTCTTGGTTCATCTCTATCTCCTTGTACATCTCCTCCGCGTTGACCGCAGCATCGAAGATAACGTCTTGAGTGTCCATCAATGCCCGGACAGCGTACAAAAGATAGACTAACAACCCCACAACCAACAGAACAAGAAACATAATAGTGGTCAAAAGAAAGGTTGTCATCTTATTTTTCCGTTGATTATGCGGAGGTTGTCCACTTCGAAGTCTCCACCTTCTGAGATTTGAACAAAAGCGAAGCCATGATTCCACTTGTTGATTGGCATATACATCGGATTCATTTCACAAAGACACCCAGTAGACCATGTAGTTACTATCTTGCCCTCTAAGTTGTTCTCGGTGTGTTCAGATGTTTGGTGGTTGTGTCCGCAAATAACGGAAGCTTTGGCTCTCATGTAGTACCCTCTCGCTGGGTTGACCGGGCTAAAGACAGAACGCCCGAACTCATGCCCGTGTAAGATGTTCAGCTTACCAGCTTTGATAATTCGCTTGTCTTGAATAAGTGTAACCCCGTATTCTCCAAACTTCAGAAGCGTGTCTAAGGTGAACTCCGAAGTACCAAGCAACTCAGGTGCTTTTGTTCGTAAGTAAGCCTCGTAACGCTCCTCGTGGTTGCCCAGCTTGAAGTAAATTGGACAGTCAAGCTCACGTTTCAAAATACCAAGCAGTTGCCGACAGGCTTCAAGTTCAGCAGCGAAGCCCCGTTTACGTGGGTCTTTTTCGTAACGGCTCAGAGCATAGCAGTCTAACGTGTCGCCATTCAAAATCACAGCGTTTATCTTCTTCTCTTTACCGTACTCAATTGCTTTCGTGAGTGCTGGAATGTTATGATAAGGCACGTGGATGTCCGACAAAAGAAGTATGCGGTTGTTGCCTTCAGGAAGAACGAATGGCTCCCAGTCTTCTTCGTCCGATTCAGGAAGCCCGAACGGGTTCGAAACACCCAACGCTTTGGCGTGTTGTGCCTTCTCTGTTAATAGGTCAGAACCTTCACGTATTTTCCTGTTCTTTGTCCCGTGTTGACCTCTGTAATAACGTATCAAATCGCGAACACCTTCCACATCTTTAAAGACCTCCACGTTATCTTTATAAATCAAACGTGCAAGCGTTAAACTCGGAAGGCTTCCCCATTCAGGATGTTCCAAATACTCCTTGACGATTTCTCCTTTCATCGGTGCTGTGCCATTATTCGTTCGCGGTAAAACTTCGGGTCGATTTCCCGTATCTGTTTAGCCAGTTCCATCCATTTCCGTTTGGCTTCTTCTCGCTCTTCAGCTGTGGAGTCTGTCCCTAAGTTAGCTTGGATAGTTGCGTTCTGCTGGAGTAGTTCGTCTATCTGTGCGCGAACTTCAGCATCTTGATAATAATAGTAGTTCATCTACTGATTATGTTTCGACCAATGCCAACACCTACATAGTGCTGACCATTGAATCCGTAGTTTGCGCTAAGGTAGGTTTTTTTAATTGACCCATGCAAACCAATTCCGAACATCGGGATATACTGACTTTCAAAATCAGAAATCAAGCCCACGTTACCATGTATGCCAAGTGCAAATTTTGCACCTACCACTTTAGGTGTGTAATCAATGCTAAGATTTTCGGTTACATTCTGATAGTTCTGCCAACGTAAGCGAATATCATTGACCGTAGTGTCATAGCAATTGACCTCAGTTAGCCATGCTTCGACTATCTTAACCGTATCCACCTTTAACAATGTGTCTAAACGAGTAACTATCTTTTCCGAGTAGATGGTATCGTGTCGCGTTACTATTTCCTTAGAAACAAAACGAACGGTATCAGTCCGCCAACGGTCAACATATTTCGTTGTGTGTATTGGTTTCTCAATGGTAATAACGTCAGGTTCGCTTCCGCAGCCTTGCCAAGCCACAAGAACGCCCAGTAAGAAAGCTAAAATGTAGGGCGTGTAGACCTTTGCTAAATGTATTGCGATGTCCCTTCCCAAAGTTCTATTTCTGCTTCTCGCCTTCTTATTAAACCGTTCAGAACCTTGCCTCCTCCTTTGTTCCATCGTCTGAACTGCTCAGGAATACGAGCGAAGTCAGGGTTTGAATTGACCCAAGCCAGCAGAGTAGAGTTTGAAAAGTTGCCGATTCCTACGTTGTACGTAAATGAAATTAGAGCAGCTAATTTATGTGCTGGAATCTTTACCTCCACCACGTTTTTAACTTGCTTCTCAACCGTTTTTATGGTGTCCATAAGCATCTCCGTGGCTTGTTCTTCAGTTATCTCAGGGTCGTCCATAGTTACCCGTTCGCCATTTGCGTACATGGTATTCCCGTAGCCGATAGTAGGAATGTTTGCCGGGCACAGATAAGGCTTTGAAGAGTAGCCCTCAAAATCCTTTATTACCTCTGCGGCTAACTTTGCCGCGCTTGGTCTTTTTGTCTTCGCAGTTTGTTCCATCTTTGCAGTCACATTCTCTTGGTGCAATAGCGCACCACTTTACATTTTGCAACGGTTTTCCTTGAGTTCTGAACGCATTTCAGTCAACGCCTTCGTGTTCTCAGCAATCACTTCGCTGAACTTGTCAACGTGTTGATTGTTGGCATCTTGCCATTCCTTACGCTCTTCTCGGTGGATGTCTGTCAGCTTGTTCAGGTAGTATACTAAAACAGCAAGAAAGATTCCAGCGATGCCATAGTTGGCAAGTGATTCCAGTATTGCGTCCATGTTTTATGGTTCTTCAGTTTCGGGTACTTCCAAAATCACATAGCTTATGCCGCGTTCGGTCATGTGTTCTTGCCATCCATCAGGCAACATCCACCCGTTGTGCGTTTCGTCTGAGTACGGGCTTGGTATATCCCAAGCTCCCCAACTTGCTTGTTCAGGAATCCAATCGAACTGCTCGAAAAATAGTATCTTATACATTTCTTGCGATTTGAGTTTGTAGCCAGATTACCGCTTCTGTAAGTGTAATTAAAGCAAGTTCTTCCAAGTGTTGTGAATTGATCAAACATGAAACGCTACCGTCGTAGTTACGTCCAGCAGTTCCATTTTGATTTCCTGCCATACCGTAATAAACATTTGAAGATGCAATTGCACTTGTGTTTGCTTCAACAGCGTTTATTTTTTCATTATGTACGCTTAATTGATAATCTGCATTGTTCCTATCTGCTGTGAAGAAACCTGTTTTTAAATTGGTTGCGCTTGTAAGTATGGAAGTGTCTGAGTTAACACAACTTTTGACAGCGGTTGCAGCTTGGTCTATTGAAGTTGTTGATGCGTTTGGGCTTCCTGTATTAGTGCCGTCTGACGCACCGATTGAAGTTTTATTTTGCGAATATGTTCTTATATACGCGTGAACAGATGCATCATCCTGCCCGTAGTCATCAGGTGCATTGTTCATTATCATGTACTTACCAGCACCGCCCGTAAGCCCATTAACCGTTGCATCACCTGCAACGAACCCGACCATTGTAGCGTTCCGAGTTGGGTCTATTGCGTTAATGGAATAACCCGAAATGCTTGCATTGCTTACATCGTCAGGCATCATTGGGTAAAGCTCGGCATTGGCTGACAATAACTGCGCAAAGACATTCTCGTTGTAAGTAGTGTTAATGCCTTTCAAACGCAAGAAAAAGCCCAATGTGTTGGCTTCCATCGTTGCATCCATTGTGCCGCCTGTAGCTGTATTGTGAGCCGCTATGAAAGCATCTGCATCAACATCACCCGTAGTTGTTCCTGTGGCACTTCCTGAACCTTCAGAACTTCCATCAGTAGCCGTTACCGTAACCGTGAACGCATCGTATTTAGAAACAGCCCAAGCATAAGTGTTACCAGCTTGCGTTACCGTTTCAAAACTACCATCTTGTTGTGGCAGATAGAACGTGTAAGATATTGGTGTTATACCTGTTGCAGTTGCCGTGATTGTAACTGACTGCCCTAAATTTGGTGTATCGTCATCAAATACAACGGCAACGGATGCACCGCCTCCTGCTCCACCGCCCGATGGTCTTGTTAGAATAGATGGCATCTCTATTGATTATAAATTATAACGCTTCCGCTGGACATGGTGATGGCTGTGATAGCATCTCCTGAAGGCACTACTATGTACGCGCCAGCTTTTACAGTTGCGCCAGTCAACCCGAAGGTAGCAAGGGCATCAACTCCATCCACTTCAAAGGTAGTAAAGACGGTATCTTCTTGTGCTATTATAGCGTAGCCTTTTAAACTCGTCAATGCTCCAGTTCCCGTGAGGAGTTTGCATCCGCGTGTTCCGATTAGTTTCTGTGATTCTGTCATTTTAGTTAGGTATTTGACACTTGTTATAGTCGTATGGTTGTGTTATTGAAAGTACGCAAGAATGTCCGCTTACTTTGTCATCAAATCGCTCGGTAAAAGGCTCAAGGGTTACGCTCGTTTGAATGCTTAAGTCTGTGGTGTGAAGCTGTCTGAAGTAAGCCACGAAGTCCAATAACACTTGGATGGTATCGCTCATAACTTCCTGTTCGTTCTCTTCGCCTGGTAAGACCCTGTCCATTGCCAACAGTCGGATATTGTAGGTTAATGTTCTTTCCGATAATACAACGCTCTCCTCGATTGCCCAAAGAACAAGGTAGTCAAGCTCCTTTGGGTTTATCTCCCAAACGTCCCCCTGACCGTACTGCCTCACTTGAAGATGAGCTGCGGCTTGGTTCTCGATTAGGGTTAGTATTTCGTTGAGCGTGTACATACTTCTTTAGCTTCGCTTGATTTCTCTTACTTGCGTTTGTACTCATATTTATCCTCTAAACTGATGAACTTCGGTCTGCGTCCTAAGAACATTCCTGTAGTGTAGGTTCGTGTATCGGGTTGGATAGTGTCAAGACCGTCGTCAGGGTTCGCGTAAGCTGGGTAATCCGATTCGTTCTCCAGCAAGAAAGTAACGAGCCTCTCGGTGTACCATTCCGCCTTATCCTTGTATCTTTTTGAAATGAAGTTGATTTCGTCAAGCGAAGCGTTGGAGCTATTCTCAGAACTCTGCTGATGCACTCCTTTATTTAGGAACTTGTAGCTTATCGCGGTCGGTGCTTCTGCTTGAACCCAATAAAGTAAAGAAGGCTGTATGTAATCCTCCAAAAGAGTGGTATTCGCAGCCGTTAACGTGGAGTTGGTTATCTGCGTCTTCAACTCGTTGTAAAGAGTAGTGCCAATCTTGTGCTGGATATGGATGTCCTGACACATCAACACCACGGGTCGCAGATATTTGAAGTCGATATTCTCATGAAGGAGCGTGTTGTCCTTGAGAAACGTTTCAGATATGAATAGTACGTTAGCCATTCTTCTTAATTCTCATAAGTTTCTGCTCCCAATAGTGTCGGCAATGGTAAGACTTTCCCCAAAAGCCACCGCCTCGCATCCAAACGTTTCTATTATTGGAAACTCCGATGTCCTGAATCTCGGTCAACTTCCAACTCTTACCAGCTTCTGTTTCTGTTACGAGTTCGCGGCAGAATTGTCGGGTAGTTGGAATGATAGCCGCACCGCTTGCCTCTGGTCGTTTAGAGTAAACGTAACGGATAACGAACTCCTCTTCAACTGGTGGTATCTCTTCAAGCAACCGCTCGCCTTCTTTGGTTACTTCTACGGCTCTTTGCGTAGAATCAAGCACCTCGTCAATGGCTATCTTGATAGCGTTCGCTTCGTTGAGTCTTTGAAGTCCAGCCATTACCCTTTCAATGGATAATTGTAGCTGCTCAGCTATTGCAAGGAATGGAGTAGCTGGGTTCTCCTTTAGGATGTTCAAGATAGCCGTATCCAACGGGTCTATCTCAGCAAACCAATACTTTCGATTCAATTCCTCGTGTAATCTTGCGGAGGTTTCAGATTCAAAGTTTAACGCCTTGCCATTTCCGACTGGTTCGTAGTCTGTCGAGCCGCAGTTCTTGAAGTACTCCACAAGAACATCGTCCTCATCCTTTGAAGTCTTGGCAGCTTGTAGTGGTTGCTCAAGTTTAGGAAGTCCGATTTTCTCGCGGATTTCTTCTTGGGTCATTACGCTAACAACCGTGTTTTCGCTGAACTGAATAGAAATTGGCTCGGTGTCTTGAATAAACAACCTGTTCGAAAGTCCTTGCAATGCTGCCAGCTCATTGAACACCCTTTCGATAAACTGCTGTCGGTTGTTTACGTAGGTGTTTTGGAATAACTCAAAGCTATCTACCAATTGGTTTCTGCTCGTGAAGATTCCATCTTCTTTGATTCCAAAGAGTGCTGGGTCAGTTACTTGATGACCAGCGTAGATTTCTCTTTGAACGGTCTTATTTAAGATGTCGAAACGCTTGTCGTCATCATTCCCGTTTAGGCGTTGTATGTCTATGCCTCTTTCTCGCGAATCGGCAAAGTTTAAAACAAACGAACCAGCATTGTCCGTTCCCGTAAACTTGTCCTTTATTTGCCGCTCAATTTCCTCTTGCTCCTCAAGCGTAGGCGTGCCATT